ATGTCAAGTGTTTTGTGAAAAAAAGTACAAAAAAAAGTCCTTGCAAAACAAGGACTTAGAAATTATTTTAAATTATTTTTGACATTATGCAGATATATCTACGTTTTGCCCCATAGGTTTGAGGGGTTCTACTGATTGCCCTCTGTTATTATAGGTGGTGTATGACACCTCAGATACCCTGACAGGCCCATCGCCCGTCTGTGTGTGCTTTACATGTACAGTAGTTAGAGTGTCTCCTACAGGATAAGTCCTTGTATAATTACTCACTATCCGTACTGGTAGTATTGGTGTTATCTCTGTCATTGGTTTACCCTTACGGCGGCGGCATCCCCTCGCATTGTGTAAGAGAGAGAAAGGAGCAAGGGAATGCCGCCGAGACATGCTGGTTAGACTAGGAGTTCTCCTAGCGTTGCAGGCCCAGCTATCCCATCTGCAACTAACCCATTGGCGGATTGCCATTCTTTTAAAGCACGTTCAGTGCCTGGGCCGAAGTCGCCGTCTGCTGTGATACCTAATGCTTCTTGCATCATCACAACACCAACCGACTTCATGCCTTTTCGTAATACACCAATATCTTCTGGTGAAGGCACATCATCACTTGGAGAGGCAAAGGACTCATGGTCTCCAGCCTCACTACCTAGCATATGTAGTGCTTCTTTCCAGTGATGGATACGGTCTTCCAGACCAATATAACCACCATTGATACGTTTAGTCATTGTTTTGATATCACCACTATCTGCATAACGGTTCAATCCATTCTTATTCCAGTACCAGATGGCGGACATGAGAGCGACCTCTTTATCTTCTGAAACCTTGTCTGGATTGTCAACAACGTCAACATCCATGTCGGAGGCAAATGCACTATAGTTTGCTTTACCTGTCAACTGGATTGGGCCTCTGCCACGATACTTCCATCCGTCACCTGAGTCAGTATCCCCATTCGACATACGGTTAGCATAGACTACGTTAGCAATCTTTTCTGGTTGTCTGTGATATGGTTCTGAATCTCGTGCGGCACGTTTGAAGTATTTGCCGAAGATTGCATCCAGCGCCTTGGCACTGTAGTTAAGGTTTTCAGAGAACACTCTCCAACCACCACTCTCATGTCCACACTGAGCTATGAAAGATGCAATACGTTCTGGTGTATTGATTTCATATTTCGGGAAGACTTCGTTCATTGCATCTACCCATCCATCTGGGTCTTTGCAATTAGGAAATAGTTCTTTGAACTGACTAGCTGTCAACATTGTTATTGACTCCTTTGATAATTGTCATTCCATCCAAAGGCTTCTTTAACTACGTTTTCAGAAAGTCCCTTGAATACCTTATGTAAGGATTTGTCTTTTGCGGCGATAATTAGTTCGGCCTCTGAGATATGCAAACCTTCAAGCATCTGAATGAACATGTTTTCTTTCTTAAACGTAGCAAGAGTAGTATTACCACCTTTGATAAAGTGATACAGTTTCCTTGATTCTCTACGCAAGACGGTATGTTCTGTACCTTCAGTAGCTTCGTTTGCTGTATACGGAACTTCCCCAGCGGGGATTTCCCATTCGATTGCTGGGTCAAATGAAGATTTGATAATCATTCTCAAAGAATCACAATCGTGTTCCTTTAAGATCTCAATCTTCTTGCCCTTAGTTTTTGCATTGTGTACTTTCTTTAATACCTCAGAAAGTAGAGGTGTGTATGTTTTCTGATTCATAATCAAAAGTCTCCGATATCGTTCATAAGATTTCTCAATCTTTTATTTATAAAGTAATTTAGCAGTTTACTCCTGTCACCTTTTGGGGGCATCCTATACTCTTCTAGAATCCTACCTGTCAGTTCTTCTGGAATACACTCTAAATCAATTAGTGTTTTGTTTCGTTGATAGTTACGCATCATCTCTTCATTGAAAACATCTTCTGGTTCATGTTCAATCCAACCAGCAATCTTTTTCTTTGACATAGGTTTCTGTCGCATCTCATCTACGAATGTATTGTCTGGCGATAAGAAGTTTGGTATACCATCACTCCTATCACCCTTTAACACATGTTCCTTAATATATATATTCGGGTCAATATCCTTAATAAACTTTTTAAGAACAGGTGAATATTGTTTTACAAAGTTGTGTTTTTGCAACTGTATGAAATCTTTATCACCAGATAATATTAAGATGTGTTCGAATTCATTCGGTGTCTTAGATATATGTTGACATATGACTGCAATACAATCATCTGCCTCAGCACCTTCCACTTCAATAACTTTGTAGGGGAAAGTCTCACGAATTTCATCACGAATAGCATTAAGTGTCTCAAAGATTGTATTCCAATCTAAGTCTGACTTAGCCCTATCCTTCTTACGGTTTGATTTGTAGTTGGGGAAGTATTCTCTTCTCCAATACTTTTTGCTATCATAACAAAGTACAAGTTCACCAAACGCCTCTGAAAACTTTGAACGGTACATCCGTAAAGAATTCAAAACCATATGACGAACTAAGTCCTCATCGACTTGCTTGTTCTTTGACTGATTTATTTGTACCATCAGATTACTGATAGTAACTTGGTTCATATCCACTAGAATCATAATTTTCTCACTTTATTTATATACAATGATACCACTTATCGACTCATATGTCAATAGATTTTTGGTCGGAGTATAAGGATTCGAACCTTAGACCTCTACGTCCCAAACGTAGCGCACTACCAGACTGTGCTATACTCCGACAATAATGGCTGGAACGATAGGATTCGAACCTATAATCTGCACTACCAAAAAGTGATGCATTACCGTTATGCTACGTTCCAAAACTGGAGCTCCCCGCCCGATTCGAACGGGCCACCTGCTGATTACAAATCAGCTGCTCTACCAAATGAGCTAGGGGAGCAATAACTTATATATCATTGTCTGGATTCTCATCTCCAAACAACTCATCAGACACGCCCTGTATCATATCAAGGTCAATGTCCATAGTAGGTATACCATCCTCTTCTGTATAATCAATAAAGAGTTTAGTAAAATCCTGTAGAGGATGGTCTAAACCACCTTCTCTGAATATCATACTTTTAATCAACTCAACCAAAAAGGCAGTGTCTCTAAGGAAGTCGGGATGATCTACGTCAATGCCATTCTCTGACATATTGTGTATCATATTTACCACAAGTCCCTGAGTCAAATCTTCAGTAAACAAAATATGTTCACGAGCAATACCAGCGGTGTTGTCAACTTTGATTATCTTTCCTTTTGGGAAATTGATGATATTATCTTTCTTCTTCGACATGATGAGCTCCCATCCATGTATAACCAAGGTCTGGATAGAATACACCCTCTGTTCTTTTGGGTGTACCATCAGCATAATATGCCATTGCAACACAACGATACTTTATGGCACTTTGTTGATGTTCACCATAACGTGTATCAACATAATCACCATCACGCAAATAACGATGTAGATTTCTAATGTAACCTTCGTGTTGAGATACTTGCGCCTCTGCACCCTTTACCTTATCACGAACACCACGTTTAGCAGCAGACAACAAATCCTTTTGTGTCTTAATCCACATCTGCACCTTCTTCATACTAAGAGGGTCATCATCACCACGTTCAACCACACTAGGATGAATACTTTTATATTGTGGTGGGTTCTCAGCGAGACGTTTCTCTCTAGCAAGAGCAAGACGTTCACCAGCAGCCTTCTTTTGTTCAGGCGTCATTGGTTTACGTTTCTTACGAGGTTTCTTTATAGTCTCATCCGTATTTATTGTTGGGCGCCGTGCCATATCACTACCTTATTAATAACCAAGTTCTTCTTTACGTTTTTCCATATTTCTTTTGAAACGTCTCGTAGCAGCTTTCTTATCTTTCCTACGTTTAGTTCCTCTAGATTCATAGAAGGTTCTATCTCTGAGTTCTTGAAAGAACCCATCGTTTAGTAATTTTTTCTTTAAGATACGCATTGCTTTATTGACATCATTGTCACGCACCTCAACAGTCAAACCACCTTGTGGCTTGTTTTCTTTTCTTTTATTCTGGTTGTACTTATTATACCTCATTTGTTCCTCAAAAATAATTGGCCTGCCCGATAGGACTTGAACCTATAACCTACAGCTTAGAAGGCTGTTGCTCTATCCAGTTGAGCTACGGGCAGAAAATTAACCATTAGTATCGGTTAAATTTTACCCTGTGCTGTTTCCCCTCATGGGAAAAAGTCACTATACTGTGAGAGTAAACTGTATTTCTCTCTATAGTATATGTGGTGTTCTGATAACATTGTTGTTGCTGACGATAACCCACAATTTGATTTTGTTTGTTTTGTTTCTTGTCTGCTTGAAATATGCCACCTAGCACTGCACCAGCTGCTGCACCGTTATCTTTTCCAGTGATACCCTTACCAAGTAATCCACCGATAATCATTCCACCTAATACGTCCGTACCAGATGCACCACCACCACCAACATTTCCATAGATAGGAATATCGACAGTATTACAGATATTCTCTGTATGTGGGACTTTCTTTTCAATAGTCTTATACTTATCTTCTACAGTTGCGTCACCAGCAAATGCTGTTGTTGCAAGTAGAGTTGTCGCTAAGACAGTTCCAATAATTGTAATTTTCATAATCACTCCTTCACTGTTTGTACGCATGAACCAGTTCCAAACAATTCGTAACCATTTCCCTCTGGGGCAATTGTAACACGAACATAAGTTTCTAGCGTCTCGCACATTATTTTGGCAGCAACTACTGCCTCTTCTAAAGTTTTATATACCATTTTTTATTTACTTACCATTTACTTATACATCTTATCAGACTTAACTTGTCTTGTCAAGAGGTATTAGTTCCTTTTCCTTAGTTTTTTCATTATATGACACTTTGACGTAGTTTCCTTTTTCAAGTGTATCAAGTGTAAACTCAACTGCTTCTTCAACAGCGTCCTTCTTACCGAAGTGGACGCCGAGATAATAAAATGCGGCAAGCAACCCTGTCGCTAATAATGAATGTTCTAATCCTGTCATTGGTTCTACCTCTCTAAGATAACGTAATCGCCAAAGTATTTATCAAACACAGAAATAAGGTTTTCGTAATCACCAGACTTCATCTCTTTGAGGATTTCAGATTTATCGAACCCCAACTGTTTAGCAAGATTTGATGCTTGTCCCATTAGAGAAAAAGCATTTCCTGCTGGGCCTGTCAAGTCAATGACAAGTTCACTAGGTTGTTTATTGCGAATCATTTGCAAACTCCTTTTCAAACGCAGAGATAATTTCTTTCTTCTCTGCAATCAAATTTTCGACTGACTGAAGCGCCATTCGCTTCTCATCAGACGCACCCTCATCCATAGCAATCAATAAAGACTCTAGGATATTGATATCACGAATCACATCTACCATTATACAAACTCCTTGTATGTTACAATATTCATTATTTTTTTCACAAGTTCTTTACCATAGTCTGTGAACAGGATACCATATCCATAAACAAAAGACTCGACATCTTGACTGTGGTAAAAGTCTTCACCCTCAACTAACCAACGTAGAGCAGTCTCTTCATTACGAGCCCCACAGTTGATAGTGTTGGTAAGGATAGACTGAAATGTATCAACACATTGTTGCGCCCACTCAGACTCTTCCTTTATATTCGCCTCAATGGTATCACCATATTGGTCACACAAGTCTTCCAACTCTGCATTGGTTTTGAATTTGAAGTTCATCATACGAGCATAACTCTTAGAGTATGCTTCAGCACACATGTAGTATGCATCTTCTTCCAACATAGCACGCTTGTATTTCACGAGGGTAGTCCAACCATTCTCTTCAAAGAAAGCAGGGTCGGTAGGTATCATTCCTGCCATACGTCCCTCAGCAGCGTCAACCCATTCTTGGGTTTCAGCGTTCTTAGCAGTGATATAATCAACTAGTGCTTGTTCCATAATCATTTCCTTTTCTCAATCTTACCTATACAGTATACATGTTATTAAAACAAATGTCAAGTACTTTTTTCAGATATTTGTCTTTTTATTTGTATAATTAAAGTCTGGAGTTCAGACAAGTATTCATTCGCTTCACCCCTGCCGTAGAAGTAGGGCGTACCACTTGTTGAGTGGTTTATAGAGTCGATACCATTGCTGATACCATACTCTAAATCACCCTTATAAGCTTCTAGGAAAGTTAATGTTTCTTCCATTTCTTATCCTTCCACTCTATCATGGACAGCGACAGCGCCGTAGAAATTCACACCAAGCAACCTTTCACAAAGTTCTGAGAACCTTGAGTCAGAAGTTCCAGCGTAGTTACCACCGAACATTGTCCACTTACCTTTCTTGGATTCTGGAATCAATCGTAGTATTTTCTTACCACCGATTGGTTCTGCCATCACAAGTTCAGCAGCAGGGTAATCTTCAGACGGTTCGAAAGGCCCATCAGCATTCACAACAGTGAACCCTTTTGCATAGGATGATTCACCACCCATTGTGCAATCAATTGAACCTAACCAAGAATCTTCTTGTCTTGCTTCTTTATAGATGTTTACATGTAATCCCATTATTTCCACTCCAATTTAAATTTTTCAATCATAATATCACGAACACGTTCTCTGTCGAGACTGTCTCCACCACCCCAAGTCACTTCTTCAGTAAGAGAATTGAAGTACATCTTGACAGACTTCGCAATCATTTCAGTTGTTGCACCAATAGGATACACACCACCTTTACCATAGAAAGATTCTACATAGGTAATGAAGTCAAGCACTTCAGAAACTACCACTTCAACTCTTTCTTTTTCAAACATAATCATATTTTAACTTCCTTTTCTCTATCTTATGTAACCATTATACTTGTTATTAAAACAAATGTCAAGTACTTTTTTCACTTTTTTTCAAAAAAGATTGGTGCGCCTGAAAGGATTCGAACCTTTGACCTTTGGTTTCGTAGACCAATACTCTATCCAGCTGAGCTACAGACGCATTAAATTTAATCATAAGTGATTTGGGCCGCATAATCAATTCGATCAAAGATTGCCTCAAGTTCTGCAATCTTCTCTTTACACTTCATCTTGGCAAATCCGTTGCCAGGCGTTTTCTTTTTAATCTTTTCGATAGTATTCAGCATATCTGAAAAGAATTTGTGTTGTTCTTGCAACTGTGCGATATCCATTATACCCACTCCTCGTTTAGTGCTGCTTCTAATAATAAACGTCCCTTCTCACCAGTTGTAACCAACATACGGCGGCCCAGTTCATTCTTCATTGCATCTTCTGTGTAAACTTTCGTAGCACCATCATTGTACATAACGCTTACTAATGTTACATCATCTGCATCTTCGTGTACAGAAGTTATCTCACCTTCTGCAATATAGTTGTCTTTTCCCAATTGGGGATAAACACGAACAACTTCCATACCAACTTCAAACATATTATACTAACTCCATTGCATCATTCCAAAGTTTCCACGCATCATCGTGGTTCTCAAACCCCTCTTCATCAGCAAAGTCCATAGAAGAACTGTGACTAGCACCAGAAGAAAGTCCTTTAGTTTTTAGGACATAGGCAATCATCTCGGCAGTGTCACCATAACCAACAACACCCTCACCAGAGAACATTTTAATCCCACCTTTGTAGGCAGAAATGAATTCGATTTCGTTTTGTTTTGACATGTTTAGTTCCTTTTCTCTATCTTACCTATACAGTATACATGTTATTAAAACAAATGTCAAGTCTTTTCTTAAAAAAAGTACAAAAAAAAGTCCTTGCAAAACAAGGACTTAGAAATTATTTTAAAAAAAGTTGAAAAACTTTAGTAGTCCCAACCACCTCTAGGTACAGTTTTACCCATTGCAATGCTCTTGATATCTCCACGACATATACCCATGTCACTAAGTTCTCTGTCAGTCAATGAATGCAGTTCTCTGTATGCTTTCTTGTCCATCTTTGGAGTGATAGCATCTCTAAAGTTTGTATACAAGTCTGCGACTATATCACAGAATGCACAATATGTTGCTGTAATTGTTACCATGTTGATGCTCCCCACATTATAAGTGCAGGCAATACTAGTGGAAATGTTACAAGGAATAACCCCTCAACAATATCACAGAACCTACACACCTTTTCGTTCTCTCTCAGTTTCATTATCATTTCACTCATTTCTTGATCTCCATCATTAATTTTTTCGCTTCTGCATGATATCCCATACGAGATAATTCTGATGCAGCTCTTGCTCGTCCAGCCGACTCTGTTACTGATATGCATAATATCAATAGTCCTGTTAGTGCCTTACTAATCCAATCACAAACCGCACATGTATGTTTGTAACCTTGGTTTATTAATAAACCGACTGACATTTTTAGGTTCTCCTTTTAGTCATTATGTTGTCGTAATAAGCAAGTACATCGTGATCGTGTAAGTGCTTTACTTCGTTTGAATATTCTGTCCGTATGAAACGTACAATATCATTCGTCTTTGGTTTTGATTTGAACAAATCCAACATCCATTTTGTCATTTTATTTCTTCCTCTTAAAATGATAAAGGGATGCATAGCATCCCCTTGTTAATTATTTTGAGCACTCAGGCTCGCTCTGTCCATTTGATTGGGCATTTTTTGAATCTCCTTGGGGGTGGTTCACATTTATTTAGGTAAATGATGCTGTCATATGTTACGAAAAGTAATGTTATTTCTGCATACTCGTTATATCAAAAATGCATTTCTTTAGAACTTATTCTTGTACTCTTCTTTAAGTACCTTAGAGCTACCAACTCTAACATTGATGATACCATTATAGTACTCATCACTAAGCAATACTGCTCTGTCGAATTGTTCTTTAGCTTCTAGATAACTGAGCATTCCTCTACTTTGACAGTAGTATAGAATCTCTCTGGTGAACTTGTCTTCACCAAGTCCTTTTACATCAGCATTCAAATGATCTGAAGAACCCCAATAGGTTCTCCAATCACTTTCTTTACTTGAACGCCGTTTGTTCTTTCTTCCTTTTAGTGGGGGTCTTGTAACCTTGAAACGTGCTAGTTTCTTACCAATGTACTTCTGTTCATTAGTAAGATTAGTTATCAGATATACAAAACCCTCACAGTCTTCTGGTAGGTTGTCAACAGGGTCGCCTTTATAAGTCCATTGTGACATTAGTAATCTTCGTCTTCTTCCTCATCGAATAGTTCATCTTCATTATCCTCTTCGATGTTCTCAGAACAAAAAGGGCAGTACTTAACGCCATAACTCCATTCATCCATATTATGGGCGATTCTGAATACTGCCTCGCACCCATCACATAAGATTTCTTTTCTACTCATAAATTTGTCTGCCTTTTATTATATTTATTATGCGGCGTAAACATCATCCCACTTACCTGTCAAACCAGCAACCTCATATTCGGTTACTCTGTTCTCAAAGAAGTTGGTGTGGTCTGCACCGTTAAGTACCCACTCCAACCAAGGTAAAGGATTATCTTTTACTTTGTAGTTACCTTTGAGTCCTAGTTGTAGAAGTCTTCTATCAGTAATGTATCTTACATACTGTTTCACTTCTTTCTGATCTAGTCCTTCAATGTCACCCATTTTATAAGCCAAGTCAATAAAGTTATCTTCTAACTTCACAGCTTGTCTTGCCATCTCATATATATGTCCCTTAAATTCGTCATCTATAATACGAGGATGTTCTGCACAATATGCCTTGAATAGTTTTGCAATACCCTCAACGTGAATTGATTCGTCACGAATACTCCACTCAACTACCTTACCCATACCTTTCATCTTACCGTAGCGTTGAAAATTCAACAACATTACGAATGATGCAAATAGTGCCACACCTTCATTCATTACAGATTTCGCCATTGTAAGTCCAAGTCCACGAACAGTGTTTGGATCACTCTCCATCATAAACTCAATCTTATCTGCCATCTCTGTATACTCTAGGAAGGCATGATACTCGGCATCAGATAACCCAAGTGTCTCATTAAGAAGTGCATATGCACGTTGGTGAATGGCTTCTCTATTTGCAAAAGAACCAAGCATATTCCGTACTTCATTGTTCTTAAACTTTGGTATAAGTTGGTCATAATAGTTCTGTCCTACTGCAACATCAGACTGTGTAAACAATCTTAGAATGTTTGTGATGTATTCTTTTTCGATTGCACTTACCTTACCAGACTTCCAATCAGACACATCTTCAGACAAGTCAAGTTCATCTTCAATCCAGTGAACCTTCTCATGTCTTGTTGTGATTTCAACTGCCCAAGGATAGTGGAATGGTTTATATGTTTCTGAGAACACCATCAATCCACCACCTTTCTTTTTGACAAAGGTATCTGCAACAGCAATAAACTGGTCGTATGTACCAATCAACTTATCATCAATAAAGATTTGTGGTACTGAACGAGCGTTTGGTACACGTTGATAAAATGCAAGACGTTCTTCTTCGTTATCCATTTTGATTTCTGTGTACTCATATCCATGTGAGTCAAACCAATGTTTGGCCTTCTCACAAAATGGACAATGCGATTTACTATAAATTTCTACTTTCATTTCTTCTTTACCCTTATCCTTCGCAAGCGACACATTCGTCTTGCGATTCCATTGTTTGTGTTTCAAAGTCTTTCAATGCATCACGAGCAACCTTTAGTGATACATTCTCTGCTCTTTGTGAAGTCTCTGTTCGTAAATAGTACAGACCCTTCGTTCCTAACTTCCAAGCGGCAAAGTGTGCCCTATGCAAGTCTTTCTTATCTGCCCCAGCAGGGAAGAATAGATTTAGTGATTGTCCTTGACAGAGATATTCTTGTCTGTCTGCAGCTTGTTCTACCAACACGAGTTGGTCTAATTCAATTGCTGTTTTGAAAACATCTTTGATTTCATCTGACAAGAAATCCAAATGTTGTACTGAACCACCATTAGTAATAATACTAGACCAAACGTCTGGATGATTCTTTCCAACCTTTTCTAATTCTTCTTCTAGATATATATTCTGCACCAAATGTGAACCAGCACGAGTACGGTGTGTATATGCATTCGCTTTCATTGGTTCAATAGATGGCGAAGTAGAAACAATAATACTAGAGTTTGCATTGGGGGCAATTGCCAGTAAATGTGCATTGCGTCTACCAGTACCTCTCATATCAGGTGCCTCGCCCTTCTCTGCACCTATACTTATACTTTCCTTAACTGCTTCATCTTTGATGAATTTAAACACTTCACGATTTAATTCTCTAGCCTCTGGTGAATCGAATGCAACTCTCTTCTGATGTAGAAGTGAATGCCAACCCATTGCACCTAGTCCAAGACTACGTTCTTGTGTTGCTGAGTATCTAGCACGAGAAATCTCATCGCCTGCATTATCAATGAAAAACTGTAGTACGTTGTCAAGGAATCGAATAAGATCACGAACAAGGGTTGTATCTTTCCATTCATCATACTTCTCTAAGTTTAGTGAAGAGAGACAACAGACGGCAGTTCTATCTTCTGATGTTGGTAGATGGATTTCATTACATAGATTAGAACCATGTATCTTTAATCCCTTCGACTTCATTGTGTGTGGTAATGCACGATTAGCAGTATCAATGAAGTTTAGATATGGTTCACCTGTACGATAACGTACTTCTAGGATTTGTTGCCATAACGTCCTAGCAGGCATACTTTCACGAACTGTATCTTCATGTGGGTCTTTTAAATCCCACATACCATCTCTTTCAACAGCACGCATGAAATCATCTGTGATATTAATAGCATGATGCAGATTAAGGTTCTTACGGTTAACGTCACCTGTCGGCACTCGCATATTCAAGAACTCTATCAGGTCTGGGTGTGAGACATCCATATACGCTGCATACGAACCTTTCCTAGTTTTTCCTTGTCTGTATGCAGTCATATCTGCGTCTACCGTATGCAAAAATGGCATTGGCCCTGGCGCCTTATCTGAGATGGCACGAATGTCACTCCAGTGTCCACCGACACCACCACCTTTAACAGACAACCAACGCAACTCAGCAGAGTGGTCGATTAGTCCTTCAAGTGAGTCTGGAACGTAAGTCAAGAAACACGAGATAGGTAATGCTTTTGCTTTCTGCCCTGGCATTGGGGCGTTTGATAATACTGGAGATGCAAACATAAACCACCCTTTAGATACTGCATCATAGATGCGTTGAGCAAGTTCTAAGTCACCATCACAATATGCTACTGCAGCACGAGCGAAAGCTTGTTGTGGGGAATCTTCGTTGTCATTACAATAATAGTCTTTAAGAAGTTTGTACGCTTGTTCTGATAAATCTTTGTCTTTGTTTCTGTTTATGTTGATACCGAGGTGGTCGAGACCTGTTCTTTCCTCAGTCTTGGTGAAGGGGATGATAACTTCTGCCAGACTTTTCATATTTTTATTCTCCATTGTTTCTAATATGTGCGTTTCCACGAATTGAAAACGGTTTTTGCTTTTAACCCCGAATGGGAGTTACTATGTATAATTCCTAAAACCTCTGCTGGTAACATTCCAGAGAGAATCATGTCGTTTATGTCTTTTTCTTTTATGGTATTAGGCCAAAGACATACCTTATATCCTTCATCAATACACCGCTCAATCTGTTTACAAATCTCAGGATTTCTAGGTTCGTTGTCGGGTACTAGAACTGCTTTATCTTTAAACTGGGGTACACGCAAATCACTCTGTGCAACAGCAATAGAGTTGTCAAGGAACAGACTATCGAATGGCCCCTCTGTAACATAAATGTTACGAGTCGGGTCTACTCTATCCATCCCAAAGATTTTGGGATATTCTGTATCCAATATAATCGTAATGTACTTTTGTTTTTCGTCACCGAATGATCGCCCTTGATAGGCGAATATTTGTCCGTTCTCCTTTCTAAATGGAATAATCATACGAGGATGATCTCCGTCCAATGAAGGGAACTTATCTTGGACTTGAGTATTGGTGAACTCATAAAACTTAGGACTGAAATATATATCATTCCAAGAATCTCTGGGCAGCGATCTTTCATCTAAAAACGACAAAGCTGGATGATTTTTTTCCAGTTCTGCAAAAGTTTTTAGATTACCTAAACGACTCTTGAATTTAGGTGCAGTGAAATCGAACTTTGGTTTTGGAGTTTTGTATCCACCTTTATAAGGCGTACCATTAGTACCTTCCTTATATCGTTCCATAACATACTCTTTGTACAAGTTTGCATCAACGAACTCAATCAGTTTAGCAACAGTTGTACCCATAGCACAGTTGTGGCATTTAAAGAACAAATCATTCTTTGTTCTGTAAACAAACCCACGTGCTTTGTTCTTTTTCTTTGAGGAATCGCCACAATACGGACACGAAAAATTCCACAAGTAATCTTTCTTCTTGGAGAAGTTTCGGAGTCTGGGGCCTATAAGGGACATGTACTTCGTATCAATATAATTCATAGTACCAATATACCAGAACTATAGCACAAAGTCAATAGATTTACATCATTGCTGGAAGTATTTCTGTTAGGGCGAACCCTACTACAATAGAACCACCGACAATAACATAACGCCATTTCTCAAGCACACCCACTCTGTCAGTTAGTTCTTCACGCAATTTAGCAAACTGTTCTGCTTCATTACGGCCGTGTTCACGCATAGCATCAACTAGACGGCGTTCCATCTCACCCATTTGAGTAGATGTTTCTTTGGCGTTAGAAGTTATGCGACTATGCAAATTTAGTACGGTATCTTTAAACTCGTTCTCTTGTTGTTCCAATTGTTCTTCCTGACGTATTATTTTTTCTTCATGTACAGCCATAATTGTATGTAATGATTGAGAAACGTCAGCAATCTTTTCAATTGCAGCATCCAATCTAAGATGAATTTGCTTCATCTCACTGACTTCTCTCTTGAGAAGTTCTACTTCTGTGTCTAAGGTTTTAACCGTTGCCATTTTCTAATTTCTTTATACGAGTTTCTAGTTCATCTATTTTCTTAGTAACAAAAGGATACTTCTTTCTCCAAGCATCCTCTGGTTGTTTTAACCAATTCCACTTATATTTAGTCACCAAATAATCTAGAAACTGGTCTAGTTTACCATAACTCCAAATACCCATCTTAGTATCTTTGAAGTAAGCAAGGAACGCTGCACCAAGCAACGCACCAATTATACTGGTATAAATCCAGAGTGTATCGTCAAATAGTCCCATTATAGATTCTCCGTATGTTTAATATAGTTATCCATACCGTGGTCTTTAACACCATCTATGGCACTACTTCTCCAACCTCTCCACTTGTCCTTTGCCATCTGCCAAAATGTAAGTGTTCTAATATTACCATAGAAGTTGATGTATGTCAAGAAGCCATGATGTTTATATCCCATCAACCACAATGGCACTCTTGTTACAATATCATTGTTGTTTACAACTCTAAGGTGTGGTGTCTGAATATTCTTTACGAACTTACGAGTACCAACACGAGGCGAACCAAACGTAGTCAATTGTACTACTGTCTCATTCTCTTCAAATCTTGAACATGCAATAGTTGCCATAGCAGCACCTAATGAATGTCCAGTGATATAGAAACTCTTTTTGAGATGTTTACTTCTATGTGCTACGAGTTGTTCCCATAACTTATTACACTCTTTTACAAAACCAGAATGTACTAAACCGTGTGTCATTGCACCACGAGGCCATGCATTCAAGTCTGCAAGAATATCAGATAGTTCATCTGGTTCTGTTCCTCTGAAACATAAGACATACATCTCCTTGTTCCATACAGCATGACATTGTGCGCCATCTACCTCAAAAAACTTATGGGTAAATCCCATACTTCTAAAAATAACTTTTGCTTCTTTACCGTCTAAGTATGCATTAGCTGCCAGTTTTGCCATCAGATTGATCATCTTCTTCTCCTTGGTTAGTTATTGCACTCTCGTAATAAAGAATAATTTGTTTCTGTTGTTCAATATATCGTCTTAACTCTGCAATATTTTTTGATAAATTTTCGTAGTCCTTTACAGATATAGCAATGTATGAATCTGCTCCGTTCTTCGCTTCGAATTCTTTTTTGAATTCTTCAAAGTTTTCTTCTGGCGATACAACGTAAATGGATATATCATTTAGTTGAACCGACTTTGGCCCAGGCACAGTTGGAATTTGTCTTTCGATAATCTCCGTTACTGTTATAATTTTTGGTTCTGGTCTTATTGACGAACAGCTACTCAGTAATACTGTCGCTGTCAGAACTAGTAATAGACTCAAGGTCATCCCATAGTTTGTCTGTCGCATTTTGCATCCTCTTTTCAATTAGCCCTGGCTTCTTATTCGCCAAGTGAGTCAAATTGTGCTTATTCAAAGTGTTACGCAATTCATCACCATACTTCTCTGACTTCTGTAAGTCCTGTACAAGTTGATTAGTAAGGTTGTTTAACCTTTCTGCGTCTGCACCCATCTTATTGATAGTCGCCTGATTTGTCTCATTAGCAACTTCTAACTTTGCGTTATTCTCACGCAACTGGGCAATGGTATTTTGGGTGGTGTCATAATAGTACTTAGCACCATATGCCGCACCACCCAATAGTCCCACTACAATAATTATTGCATATAATTTAAACATCTCATCTCCAAGGTAGCATGGTCATGCCCAGAAGGTTTAGTAGCAATTCAACAACAACTAATGCAATACCACCAGCTCCTATTTGCCATGCCCACCATTTCCAACCTTCTAAACTATCTGCCCATGCTTTTAGTTTTGAATTTCTTGCTTTATCATATGCGCCAGATTTTTCACCGACATGTTCTGCCCACCAATTAGGGTCAAGAATGTTCTTTAACATAATCAAAGGCCAAAATATAATACGCAAGATTCTCATTTATTCAGATTTCCACATAGTCCATGCGCCATAAGCAATTGCAATACCAGCAGCAATCTTTGCAAGTGGTGCCATAAAGAGAATCATTAGTCCAAGTGCGATACATACGCCACCGTCCCATGATGTTCTTTCTTTTAATCTATTTTTAATCCACGTTCTCATATTTTTCTCCTATTAGAAGGATAGTTTTGTGTCTGGAGTTTTAAAGTCTTTCTTTCTCATTACCGTCTTGGCAACTAAATCCAGTTCTTTACCATCCCATTTTAATACAAACGGCATATTAACATCCGTTTGCATATCGTTGATTACTGCCTCGGCATCAGGCCCTAGTTTGGCAATCTTCTTACCATACTTCTTATAAGACTGTTTGAACAATCTAATAAGTTCTGCAACAGTAATCTGTTTCTTGTTTCGTGCATCATTCACTCTATCTAAAAAGTGTCTGGTGAACTCAACATCAATACCAACAGATTTATACAATCTATCGGCATACTTTTCAACACCGTCCAGATCACTCTTAGTGATCTCTTGTTCTGACAACAAATATTGATTAAAGGTTTTCATTACTTTATCTTAGATAAAGCAAAGTCTGCTATCTTCATAAACTCAGCTTTCTTGCCGTTTATCATCTTTAGCATTTTTTGTTGATTTGATTTGTTTACCAAATCGAATACTTGTGTTACAGCAGACGCAGTAAACAAATCTACTTTCATAGCACCATCTTTAAATTTGACACTTTTGTTTTGTTTACTCTTTACAATGTTCTTTAGAACATCTACGTTGTCTTCTGCAAGAAGGTATTCATTTTCTCTGTTAAGAGTATTCTCTTGAACCTTCGCTGCAAGTTTAGATTGTTTCTTCATCTCTCTTTTCGCCTTTAGTTCAGTCATACGTTTGTAGAATTTTCTTGCTTCTTTTGTTCTAGCATCGTAAGGTTTTTTGTCTTTCTTTTTCTTCTTATCCATCTGCACATCAGGGGGCATTGAGACTGCGCCGCTACTTGCATTATTGGTTGGTACGTCTTCTGGTATCAATCCCAAACTTGGATCGTCATAAAACTTTTTCATTAAATCATCAAAGTTAAGTGACATATCATAAATCTCCTATGTCTAATTCCTTTATATCCTCAGAAGATACAAAAATCTTCTGCTTTGTCCTTTTGTGAATTACAGGGAACACATCTACGCCTAGGATAGTGTCGGCTGGTGATGTGTCTTCAAATACTTCAACTTCATCTCCACTGAGAGCATCAAAGTCTTCCTCTTCTTCACCTGTTACAATAACATCTTGTGTTAATGTATATATCCCTTTAGACAACTTTCCATTATCCAAAGTTACTTCTTCTGCAATCGTATTATCAAGTTCGATATTATTCTCTTGCAAGTACTTTAGAAATTCTCTTTCAAATACTTGGGGGTCTTCAACATGTTCTTTTAATGTATCTTTTAATAGAAATAGTGCTGCAGCATACGTCCCTACTTTGGAACGTAATCCTGGCACTTTTTGAAATATTTTTTTGATGTTAAAGACAAGTTTATGCAGTACAGTGTATGCACTCTGTTCTGTTTGCTTGTACAGTTTTTTATCTGTCCTTTGACCCTTCTCATCAATGATACCTAGTTTATAAGCATCAGTCTTTTCGAATGGTGTTGTCAACAGTCTAATAAAACGGTAGGTAACAAATAAGTCTATTGCTCTTCCCATTATAGTTTCCTTAGAACTTCTTGAATTCTTTTATCTTCATGTGTATCAGATAACTCTGTCTCTGTTAACATCCCTAAAAAATTCATAAAAGTTTTTAGAGTTGTCCAGTATACAGGTTCAATCTTGAATATCAATAAAGTAGAACCAGCTTCAGTACCGAATACATTACTGATAACAATTAAATGGTTCAGTATTAAGCGTTCTTTCAGTTCACCATTATCGTGGTACTTTCTGAACAAACGCTTAAGATACTTGAATCGTTTCATATCGTCATCGAATTCGGGTTCACCTTCACACTGGGGATTGTCATAATGTCGCATGGCGAACATCCTAACATTGTCAGTCGTTATTTTTTCAAACATAATAAATGTAACCGTTTATACGATTTTGGTTTTTAGAAAATGTGTTCCGTTAACTACAGCGTGTTCAATCTCTAAAGAAAGACCACCCTCAACTCTATGTGAGATGCCGTCATCATTAATGTCTTCACCTGTTTCATCTTTACCAGTGCGTCCACCAAACTGTGTTAGCGGCATTGATACTTTGCTTCCCCCTTCGGCGAGGTTGACTTCATCAAAAGAAAGTCCTAGTCTACTAAGTCTTTCTCTAACTACACTCAAAGCGTGCTCAGGGACAAGATATTCCATCTGTCCCATTGCACCTAGAAATGAGTTGATTCTTTCAACATTCTTGGGATTAGCAATATCATTTGAAAAGGAATCAGTGTCAACTGGATAACCAGCATCAGATGCTTTTTCTACTACGAATTTGCTAAAGTTTTTCATTACTCATCATCCTCTTCTTCGTCAAGGTCTTCATCAAAATCTTCTTCGATTTCAACTTCTTCTACTTCGACTTCTTCAACTTCTTCAACTGGTGAAGAGTTTGGATTTACTTCCAAAATTTCTTGAAGTGTTTCTTGAGACTCTTCCCAAGTTACAACTTTCTTTTGGATAGGTGATCCATTTGCGCCCATACGTTCAGCCATGATTATCTCCTTATGCTAATGTACAACCCACATGAGATAGAACAACCCAATTACTATTTGTAAACAAACATGTAACCGTGTCACCTACGTCATTTAGGGTAATAGTTGAATATCCAGCAAGTGCAGCGGGAGTAATAACAGAGTCACCACCATCAGCAATCATTGTGATGATTTTGATTTGTCCGTTAGTTCCGTTTGCCATTGAACCAGCATGTGCGCCACCAGCAGTCGTTGTATCAACGTGCGTGATAGAAGTTGCAACAGAAATTGCTTCTGTAGTTGTGTCACATGTATGTACTGCATCGTCCAATGCAATGTATGTTGGAATGTTATTAAAAAAGTTAGCAACTGTAAGTTTCTTATTTACAGGGTTGCCACTTGGGTCATCAATAACGTGTAATAGATCTTCAGCGGCAATGCCTGCTCCAAGATCCGCTAGTGCAGTAATTTTTTTATCTGCCATTTCTTTTCTCCTTAATTGTTAAAACCCTCAACTCAATACCTCCGTTACGGCGGCATTATTGTCTTGCGAGGGAATGCTACTGTCGGGACTCGACTCACTTAATAGGTTTAGAAAGACATCACATTGTTGGATTGCGCCTTGTATGGCATTACCCTGTGAAGTTAACTGCACCTTCATCTTATCTAGGTCATTGAGACGATCTTGAACTTTATCAAGATCGCCTTTCAGAACCAATTTTGTATTTTCAATTTCACTAACACTCAGTGTCTTTTCATTATTTTTCATAATATCCTCTTCTTTATACTACTTAGGCAACCGCTGTCATCGTGGCTGTACCAGCAACAACTGCAACACCAGAGTTAACTGTTGTACCAGTATCTTTGATTGATCCACCAGCAAGTGCAATGTTCTGTACAGCAATTGACAATACGTCATCAGCAGATACAGTAGAACCGGCTGCACCGATTGTATGTCTGAATACAAGTTTGTTAGTACCTGTACCAGATTGATACGTTGCACTCAACGAAGCAGCAGAACCGCCACCAGCTTGTGAGTTAGTAATTGCGATTGTTGGTGAACCTGTTACAGTTACCTTCTCATTGAAAGTAAGTCTAACATCAATGTTACCACCAGCACTTACATCAAATGCTGCACCAACGAATGCCGATTTATTAATGTCTGCACCAGCAATTGCTGTTGCAAGTCCACCGATTGAACAAATTACTTCTTCAAGTCCTTTGCCATTTAGTTGTACCCAACCTTTTGATGTTGCGTATACGTCTTCTTTTTGAGCTGCAGTAAGCCACTTTGGTTTCGCTTCATCTGCATCTGTGTTTCCCCATAGGGCCATAGTCTTTCTCCTTAATTAAGATTTTACTCTTTTATTTATCTAAATCCATTTCTCTTCAGCTGAGAAATAGTGTTGTTGGGGGATGTATGATGAATCCCAATACCACCAGCGGACTCCCATTCCTTGATATTTTTGATATAATCATCAATCAAGATGTTAGGTTTCCCACCAGTTGTGGCATATTTTTCTTTATCTGCTCTCTTTACTAGATGTACTTTACCAGTAGGTTTAGCATTCTTCGCTAACCACGCCTTCTTGCCAGGCCTACTGTTTCCATCGTTACTTGAGTATGCAGATAAAATATTCGCTTTATATCTGTTAATAAATTTCCACATCTTGTCTGCGCCAGGCATCCAAGGAAGAGTGTGCCAAAAATCTTTCTTTGCACGAATCTCTTCCCAACGTGTCTCTTTCTCAACAGTATCAAACTTCTTACCAGTGAGTTTCTTATACCCACCAAGTAAATCTACGATAACCATATCCATGTCACAGTAAATTTGTGGTAGCTCTTCTTCATTAATTTTTGTGAGTTCCACAAGACTTTTCATCTTTAGCCCTTTTCTTTAACTGCAACTTCTACTTTTGACATAGGTTTCCCTGTCATAGTAGTGTCACCCTTAGAATCTTTAGATGGTTTCTCATCTTCATCTTCTTCTTCAGTCTTAGCGTCTGCTTTCTTTGCTGCCGCTTCCCACATTGAACGAACAGCATCAGCGACTGTATCTTCTTTCATAGACTTAGAAACTGCCTTGCGTCTTTTGTGCAAGAACTTATCTGAAGAATCAACATCACCATCATTGTCGATATCTTTGTCTTTACGGTCAGCAAACTTCTTCTTTACTGCTTTAGGTTGAACTGCGTCCAAACCTTCACCGTCATCAGACTTGTCGTTCTTATTAGTTTCAGTTTTCAATGCTTCTTCAACATCGTATTCCTTACCACCAATAGTAAAGGTTTTGTCACCCTTTTCTTTTGCCATCTTTGCAGCATGGATGTAGTTATTCTCATCCTTTTCGTCTTTGGGTTTCTCACCCTTTTCTTTTTTAGAGATAGCGATTGCAGCTTGTTGAGCAGGGGAAACTGCCTCAAGCACAGCCTGTTCTAGACTACCTTCTTTTGTTTTAAGATACTTGGGCATATTATTTCTCCTGTGCATTCATCTTGTTAATAGTTTCTTGCGCCTTTGCGATTTGCAATTGCAATTGTGCGATACGAGTTTTCTTCTTATCGTCTCTACCCTTTTCTACTTCTTTTGCAGAATCAGGTTTGTTTGGTTCTTCTGCTTCTTCCTTCTTCCAAGGAAATTTACTTAGAGTTACTTTCTCTTTACCTTTCTTGGAAGAGGCAGCTGACTTTGCGAGTTTCTTTGCAAGGTCTGCCTTTTTGTTTTCAGAAACTTCTTCTTCTGGTTTATCATGTGTATAACCCATCTTCTTCATTTTAAGATGGTCATCCATAGTATTCGCCTTATAACCTTTACCAGTTTTAGGGTCGTACATCATGTGTGGTTCAAAGTCTTCTTTAATATCTACTGGTGATACTGCCATATCTCCCATAGCCATTGTAACCTTTTCGTCTCTCTTATACAAGTATCTTTTTGCACTTGTAGGACTATCTTTTCTTGCCATGGTAATCTTTTCTACTCTACCTTTGTTTACCATGTTCTTAGACTTGACAATATACTCAATAAAATCTTTACCCTTCTCTAATGTAGAGTCGTGTTTAATTTTAACAGTAGAACCCTTCTTTAATTTGTCAAAGACTTTTAGTAGTTTAGGGTCATTCATCTTCATCCCTTCAACTAAAGCATCTGGGATTTCACCTTCAACTTCTTCTTTGTACATATTAAGTTCATATGATTTACCAGTGTTGTATACTTGTACTTGGATACCCTTCTTACTTCCTTTTGCTTTTAGTCTGTAAGTGTTTGTTTTGCCTGTCTTTGGTTTTGCTGGGCCTGTTGCAACCTTATCATCAATCTCTTCTGGGTCGATTTCCATACCAAACTTCTTTTTAGCAAATGCATATGAATGTTGCATTGCGCCAGAGAATGTTTTGTGGTACAAGTCGTAACCTGTAGATGATTTTGCTTCTTGCATCATACGTCCATTCTTGTACATACCATGCTTCTTTAGAATCTGTATCACTCCATCACGAGGGTCAGTATCCATATCTGAAACAAACTTCTTCATTAACATGAATGCTTTGTCTTGTACTGATTTTGATGAGTTCTTACCAATAACACGAACATATGCGGCAACCTTCTGAAAGTCAGTCTTATCAATACCACCACTTTTCTTAGCGTAGTCTTCTAAGGATTTAGATGCAGCATCAAAATTAATTGCTTCTTCGATTGATTCTTGACCTGGCACACTTTCTTGCGGCATTTCTGATACTTCTTGCACACTTTCTTGCGGTTCAGTATCTTCATTCTGTCTTTTAAGAACTGCGGCGACTTGTTTATGATCAGACAACCCCTTCTTAATCTTTTCAATAGCAGTAACAGCACCTGACATATTACCACCAGCATATCTTTTATCTGATGCAATACCGATTGCCATCTTGATTTGTTTTGGAGAATACCCTTCACGAACTTCGGAAAGAGCTTCCATCATTGTTTTTCCATATCTTGTCATTTTACTTTTCCCAAATTTGTATTTGTAAAGAGTCATCACCTTTAATAATTCGATGATACTCCATTGCGTTAATATTGTAGAGTTCGCCCTTAACCAACTCCACTGGAAGTTCATTGTCCATTTGAAGTTGCCAACCGACACCCTCTAGGATTTTAATCTCCCTATCATTCTCATCACGATGCCAGACTAGTTCCTCTTCATCTACATGTTCAGAAAAGGTTCTAAGTTTGTATCCTTTCTCTAGTATGTCCTCATAAGGATCTACCAAAAGAAATTACCCCCACCACTCAATCCAAGTTGTTTTGCATATCTTGGCAAATTACATGCCCAATATCCTGCCTTGGTTTTGTCTTTCTTGTTTGCACAATCATGTCTTGCAGCAAACGATTTTCTTGCCTCTGGGTCATTCAACTTAACTTTAAGTCCACTTGTGTCTCCCCAAGAAACCTTCTTAATATTACCAGATGATGGGTCTTTTACATACACATAGTACTTCTTAGAACCACCAGACTTAGGTTTATTTAAGTCAACATCTTTACCTTGATACTCAGATTCCATCATAGGACAATCTAAAGGTACATTCTCTCCCTCATAAATTGCATACTTACCAATGTCACCTTCCATCAAGTCCCTGTTGAACCCTGTAGGATTAAACTCACCAGCCCTATACTCAACTCTCTTCTCTTGAAAATATTCGTAGTACTTCTCAGAACCTACACGATATACGTTTGATTCTATTAGACTAGCAGTCTTACATTCTTGACAACAATCTTCTGTGCCACAATGCGAATGTTCTTTGAACGATAGTACTGGTTGGAAAGGAGTCATTTTCTGTCTTTCTTTTCTTTGTGCATCAGTTCCGATTTCACGAGAATCTTCTGCTTCTTCTTTCTGTCCTTTGGCTTGTTTCCACAAGTCTGCATCACCAGTAGTTCTAGTTTTACCACCTGTGATAAAAGAGTTGACTCTAGCAAACGCCCACTGTTGTGGTGTTGTGCCAGGGCGGTGTCCTGTCTTCCACGCCGCCATACCTCTGTCGTATACTTTCTTTAAGATGCCGTATGAGATACCAGACTTATCTGCTTTCGTAACAAGTCCTTCAATCTTCTCATCCAATAAAATGATTTCAACTTCAGGCGGGTAATCGTACCCCTCTTTAGGAACACAGTTAGGAACTTCCTTACCGTTCTTCATCTTAACGCCAACTTGTTTATGAGTGTCCCAACATGGGTCGTCCTCACCAAACATTTGTTTAAACTTCTTAGTGTGTTTAGATGGTTTAGTATCTGCACCCTTATCGCCAGGCGCAGGCCCATCTTTTGCTTTTGCAAAGTGTGCCGCACGTTTCTTCTTAGTTGCAACAGACATCTCATCACCATCAGCATCTTTTGCATAATACTTTGCTGGTTCTGAACCTTTTCTGTCTTTAATATCTTTATCTTGTTTTACTTCGTACAACCA